CACATGGCGATCTGATGCACACCCTCGACCTCGTCCTGCTCGTGCTCGCCGCCGGATGCTTCGCCCTCGCGGCTGGCAACGCGACCGCGAAGGTCAACCTCGTGGCGCTCGGGCTGCTGTTCTGGGTATGCGTGCCGCTCATCGCGGTCGTGCACTCCGGCTGATGACCCACGGCCCCCGCGGCACCCGACGGGGCGAACGGTACGACCGGCGACACCAGATCGCCCGCGACACAGCCGCAAGACGGCACCGACCCGAAGACCCGTGCGCCCGCTGCTGGCACCCACTCGGCCCGATGGGGTCGCACCTGCACTACGACCACGACGAGTACGGGGGCTACCTTGGCTTCAGCCACGGCGCCGAACCGTGCCCAGTCTGTGGGCGGCGCTGCAACCTCCAAGCAGCCGCCGAAAAGGGCAATTCTCTCGGCGGTTACGGGCCAAAACGCCTCGATCTCTGAGAACGTCCTCGTGCAGAGAGAAAAAAACGCGCGGGCGGGTCAGACAGCCGGTCTTGATCAAAGAATCGGCCTCATCGACTTGCTCGATGCGCGTGGTGATCAGCTTGCGGTGTGCGGGGAGTTGCCGTGGCTGCGGGGGTTTCGGCGGGTCCCTCGTGATGCGGCTGCGCCGTTGGCGATGTCGGGTTCTCATCCTCGCGCGGTGGGCTCCTATGGGGGTGAGTGCATCCGGTGGGCTGCGGCTGAACTGGGTGTGACGCCACGCTGGTGGCAGGCGTTGGCTCTGACGAGGCAGTTGGAGCACGACGCGGATGGTGCGCTGGTGTGGCGTGAGGTGGTGGAGTCGGGGCCTCGTCGGATCGGCAAGTCGGTGCGGTTGCGGGTGTCGGCGTTGTGGCGGTTGGCCCATGCGGAGCGGTTCGGTGAGCCGCAGTTGGCGATGCTGGTGTCGAAGGATCTGGCGGTCGGCAAGGAGATTCACCGCGGCGCGTGGCGCTGGTCCGAGTCACGCGGGTGGCGGGTGATCCGGCTGAACGGCGGGCAGGAGATCGAGACACCGGATGGTGACCGGTGGCTGTTGCGTGCCCCGAACGCCGCGTACGGCTACGACGTGGGCTACGGCCAGGTGGACGAGTCATGGGACGTGGATCCTCAGGCGATCACCGACGGCCTCGAGCCGGCGCTGTTGGAGCGGTGCTCGCCGCAGTTGCACCTGACCTCGACGGCCCACGTGCGTGCCTCCTCGCTGATGCGTCGGCGGTTGTTGACGGCGTTGCAGGCGTCGGACCCGAACGTGCTGCTGCTGCTGTGGGGTGCGCGGCCGGATGCGGATTACGCGTCGGAGTCCACATGGCGGGCGGCGTCGCCGCATTGGTCGGAGGCGCGTCGGGAGTTGATCGCGCGCAAGTATGCGGCGGCGTTGGCGGGGCAGAACGAGCCGGAGTTCGACGACCCGGATCCGTTGCGTGGTTGGGCGGCGCAGTACCTGAACGTGTGGCCGGCGCTGATGGGTGGCGGGACGGGGATCCTGCCGTCGTGGTGGGACTTGGGTTCCGATACGCCTGCGGTGCGGGTGGTGACGGGGCTGGGTGTCGCGGCGGACGTGGATCAGACGTGGTTGTCGCTGGGTGCGGTGATCTCGTCGGACCGTCCGCATCTGGGCAGCGTGTTGCGGGTGCGGGTCGGCGAGTTGGACCGGTTCGTGTCCGAGGTGGCGCGCATCCAGGCTGAGCATGGCGTGCCGGTGGTGATCGACGAGGGCGGCCCGGCCGACTTCCTGATCCGCCCGCTCGAGGATGCCGCAGTGCGGCTTCAGCGGGTGAAGCTGAACGAGTTCATCGACGCGAGCGCCCGCATGGTGCAGATGGTGGACGCGGGTGAGGTGGAGCACGGCAACTACGACGACCTGAACGCGGCGGTGCTGGCGGCGGGTTGGCGGAAGGTGGGGGATCGGCGGGTGTTCGCGCGGCGCGGCGGTGACATCTCGATGTTGGAGGCGGTCGCGTTGGCGTTGTGGGGGTGGGCGACGTGTGGCGACGTGCTGCAGGCCGTGTGGTGAGCCGGGTGACGAAGCTGGCCGGCTTGGTGGGTGTGGCGGCGGTGACGGCCGGTGCGTGGCTTCAGTTCGGGATGCCGGTCGGCCTGATGGTCGGCGGGTGTCTGTTGATCCTTGACGCGATTACTTAGGAGGGGCATCCGCGTGGGTCGTCTCCTAGGTGGTCGTGAATCTCGGCAATGGGCTCCTGAGCCGGTGGTGCCGCCGTTCCCTGGTGTGAATCTGTTCGGGCAGCCGTCGCTGGGCGCCAATCCCGATTCGGCGCTCACCGTGCCGACGGTGTGGGCGTGCGTGAAGCTGATCGCCGACACGATCTCGTCGATGCCGCTGGAGACGTTCCGGCGTGCGGGTGAGGTGCCGGCCCGGATCACCGATCCAGCGGTGGTGAAGAACCCGGACCCGGAGGAGACGCAGTCCGAGTGGGTCCATTCGCTGGTGGTGTCGCTGCTGCTACGCGGCAACGCCTATGGGCGGATGGTGGGCTCGGGTGCTGCGTTGAATTTGCCGCTGCTGAATCCCGACATGGTGCGCGTGAAGCTCGACCGCGACACCGGCGAAGTGAAGTACTTCGTGGGGCCGACGCAGAAGGACATGACGGGCCGCATCTGGCACGTACGGGGCCTGACGCTGCCCGGGTCGAAGATCGGGCTGTCGCCGATCGCCTACGCGGCGGCGACTCTGGGCGTGGACATTGCGGCCCGGAAGTTCGCCGCGGACTTCTACGACGGCGGTGGCGTTCCCAAGGGCAAGATGAAGTCGGACCAGGCGATCAACCAGGAGCAGGCGGTCACCCTGAAGGCGCGGCTGCAGGCCGCGACGCAGAACCGTGAGCCGCTGATCCTCGGGCAGGGTGTCGACTACGAGACGTTGCCGGTGCGCGCCGAGGAGTCTCAGTTCCTGAAGACGCAGCAGTTCGGCATCTCGCAGATCGCGCGGTTCTTCAGCGTGCCGGCCGAGATGGTGGGCGGTTCCAGTGGCTCGAGCCTGACTTACACGACGGTGGAGCTCAACTCGCTGAACTTCCTCACCTACGGTGTGCAGTTCTGGCTGCGGCGTATCGAGGACTCATTCTTCGGGTTGCTGCCGGATCCGCAGTTCGTCAAGTTCAACACGTCGGCACTGTTGCGCACTGACGCGAAGACGCAGGCCGAGGTGGATGCGATCAGCGTGGCGGCGAAGATCCGCCCGCCGTCCGAGATCCGGCGCGAGCGCGGCCTGACACCGCTCACGCAGGACGAGAAGACGGAACTGTCACTGGTGCCGCTCGCCGTCACCCCGAACGCCGGTGCCCCGAAGGCGCTGCCGAACCCCCCGACGCCGGCCACGTACGCCGATGCCCCGAATGAGTCCCCGAAGGGAGCCGACAATGGCTGAGCGGCCTTACGAGACGCGCCGCAACACTGCGGCCCGCGTCGAGATCCGCGAGGAGGGCGACGGCTTCACGCTCGACGGCTACGCCTCCACCTACGAGCAGCCCTACGCCGTCGGCTACTTCGACGAGCGGGTCACCAAGACGGCATTCGCGCGCACGATGGGCCGCAATCCGGATGTCCGGCTCCTCGTCGATCACGAAGGGCAGCCGCTGGCCCGGACCACGTCTGGCACGCTCACTCTCGATCACCGCAACGACATCGGATTCCGCGCGCAGTCCCCGCTTGATGCTTCCGACCCGGACGTCCAGCGCCTCGCACCGAAGATGCGCCGCGGCGACCTGACGGAGATGTCCTTCGCCTTCCGCGTGATGGAGGGCGGCGACTCCTGGGACTACTCCGGCGACCGTCCGTTGCGCACCCTGCAGCACCTCGACATGCACGGCGGCGACGTCTCCGTCGTCACCTATCCGGCCAACCCGGGGACCTTCGCATCACTGCGCTCCGATACTGGCCCGCAGGAAGCTTGCTGGACCCTGGCCGAGGCGATGCTGTTCGAGCGTCGCCGCGGGCGCGCGTTCGAGAAGCGAACGCTTCGCCATCTGTATGGCGCACTCGACGATCTCGGCCTGAGCCTGAAGGACGTCCCTGACCTCGGGGCACTCCGGGATGCTCGCAGCGAAGTCATGGCCGCGATGGGTCGCCGCGCTGTCGGGGACTCGTTCAACGACACCGAGAGCGCCCTTTCCGATGCGCTGCAGCAGATGTTCGGCGGCTCGGACGGCGACGAGCCGTGCGACCTCTGGGTGATGGACGCCGGACCAGATTGGGCCGTCTGGTGCGCCTACGGCGATGCCGGTCCCGGCAAGGGCACTTGGCGAATGGGCTACATCGTCGAAGGCGATTCGATCGTGCTGACTGGCGATCCAGTTCAGGTGATCGCCGAAACGACCTACGAGCCGGTGAGCGCCGGCCCGGACGAGCCTGAGCAGAACTCGGGCATCCCCGTAGACCTCGCGCAGCGTCTAATGCGCGCGCGACAGCTGCGCCGCCCGGCGCAGTAGCACTGCCGCAACCAGCCTGGCTACACCGAGGCCGCCCGGCGCAATCGCGCCGCCTGGCTACGTCGATGCCTCCCTGACGCGGGACCACACAAGTCCTACTTCAGGAGAGTCCCCATGCACGAAAACCCGCTCATCGTCGCGCTGCAGGAGCAGCGGGACGCCAAGCAGAAGGAACTGGACGGCCTGCTCGAGGCGCCGACCGCCGAGAAGCGGAACCTGTCCGACGAGGAGTCCTCCTCGTTCGACACGCTCGTCGCCGAGCTCGATGGGTTCGACAAGCGGACCGCCGAGCTCGTCGAGCTGGACAAGCGCAAGGCCGAGGCGGCCGAGGCGCGCAAGGCGCTGGGATTCAGCGTCGACGAGCCGAACCCGGTCTACCGGCGCGACGACCCGTCGGTCTCGTTCTTCAAGGACCTCGCGTCGGCGCAGAACGTCCAGCTGGGCGCGACGCTCGGCGGCGGCTACTCGCAGCGCGAGGCGCGCGAGCGACTGGCGAAGTCGCAGGAGACCCGCGCCGGTGACATGACGACCGTCGCCGGTGCCGGTGGCGAGTTCGCGCCGCCGCTGTGGCTGATCGAGGACTTCGTCAACCTGGCCCGCGCCGGCCGCGTCACCGCGGACCTGTGCAACAACCAGGTCCTGCCGCCCGGCGTCTCGTCGATCAACCTGCCGAAGGTGGCGACCGGCACGGCGACCGCCGTCCAGCAGACGCAGAACACCGCTCTGCAGGACACGGCGATGACGACGACGAGCGTGTCGTCCGGCATCACGACCGTCGGCGGCAAGCAGATCGTCGCGATGCAGCTGCTGCAGCAGTCCGGCATCCCGTTCGACCGGGTGATCCTGCAGGACCTCGCGGCCGACTACGCGGTGCGCCTGGACGTGCAGGTGCTGTACGGCACGAACGCCAACGGGCAGCTCCGCGGCCTCGTCGGGGTGGCGAGCAACAACGCCTTCACCTCGGCCTCGCCGGCTCCGGCGAGCGTGACGAACGCCAACTCGCTGTACTACGTGACGGCGAAGGCGGCGGCGGCGCTGCAGACGACCATCTACCAGGCCGCGGACGCGATCATCATGCACCCGGTGCGCTGGGGCTGGATCTCCGGCGCGGTCGACGCCAATGGCCGTCCGTTCGTGATCCCGAACGGCGCGAACTTCAACCCGCTGGGAACCACGGACGGTCAGCCGGTGCAGGGTGCGGCGGGCATGTTCTGCGGCCTGCCGGTGTACACGGACCCGAACATCAGCCAGACGGCGAACTCGGCGACGAACCAGGACGAGATCTACGTGGTGCGTCGCTCGGAGCTGTGGCTGTACGAATCGCCGGTGCAGGCGGCGTCGTTCGACGCCACCTACGCCGACCAGGCGTCGATCCTGTTCCGGGTGCTCGGGTACGCGGCGTTCCTTCCGCACCGCCGGACGGGCGCGGTGCAGTCGATCCGCGGTACGGGCCTGATCACGCCGTAGCGGACAAGCCGGGTCGGGACGGCGCGCTCTAGCCCCCTGGGGCGAGCCGTCCCGACCCTCCAACACAAGGGGGCAACAGGAATGGTCAGCACGACCGAGCGGTATCCGAACTGGTTCAAGGTGACGGCCGAGGAGAACTTCGAGCGGCACCTGCTGCCGCTCGAAGGGCCGCTGCACTGTCTCCAGGTCGGCGCGTTCACCGGCAACACTTCCGTGTGGCTGCTGGACCGCCTGCCGGGCTCGACGCTGGTGGACGTCGACACGTGGCAGGGCAGCCGGGAGCTGTCCGAGTTCGACTTCGCGGACGTCGAACGGACCTACGACCGGCGGATGGCGAAGTCATCTCGCGCCGGCCGGGTGACGAAGGTCAAGGGCATCAGTGAGGCGTTCTTCGCGGGCGAACACGAGGGCTTCGACTTCGTCTACATCGACGGCGGGCACGACAGCTACACCGCGATCAA